GTATTGAAATATCTCGCCGTCGGGCGTAAAAACGAAAGGAGAATTACGGAATGAGTGAAGAAATTAAAAACGAAGAACAAACGAGTATCGACGAAAAAAATCCGACTGACGAGTCGTTAAACACGGCGGAGCAGACAGAGCAAGACGATAAAGGAGGCGAGAACACACGTATACCTTACGAAAGATTTAAGCAGAAGGTTGACGAAGTAAACGAATTAAAACAACGATTGGCGCAAATCGAGGAAGAGCAGGCGCAAGCTAAGCGTCAAGAACTCGAAGAACAAGAACGTTATAAGGAGCTTTACGAGCAAGCCTTGCAAGAAAAGGAACAGGCTCGTAAAGAGGCGTTGTCCTTGCGCAAGATGGGCGAGCTTAGACAAGCGGGATACAGCGACGAGCAGGCGAAATTGCTCGTTAAGCTCGTGGACGGCGAGGACGAAGAGGCGATTAAATCGTCTATTGAACAGATTAAGGCTACCGTGCCGGTAAACGACGGCTTTGTTGACCCGACGATTAATAACGGGCCGGGCGCCAAGCCTAAAGAAGTCGGCGCGGATGATATTGCAAAGAATCAATTTGAGCGAATTAAGGACAAATTATTTAGATAGGAGATGGTAAACAATGGCTTACGTACCAAAATTTAAAAAGACCGATTTTGTGGGCGGTAAAAATATTTTAGCGAGCGAGCATTTACAATACATCGAAGGAGGCGCTACTTTAGACCATACTAAGTTTACGCAAGGATATAACGAGGTAGGTCAACTTATTGCGCGCAATTTAGAGACGGGCAAATTTGAGCCGTTTAGCGCAGTAGAGGGGTATGATAACTTTGCCGTACTTGATGAGGATTTTGTAAATGACGCAGAGCAGGATTTAATCGCGGGGCAGGTAATTGTACGCGGAAGTGTATACGAGGATAAATTGCCGCAGGAAGTGCCAGCGGAATTTAAACAAGCTAATCCGTTAATTAGATTTGTAAAACACGTTTAAACAATTAAAGGAATAAAAGGAGATTGATAAAATGAGCGGAATTACGCATATTGCAGAACTTAAAAAACCAGTTTTAAAAGCATTGGCAACGGAAGTAGACAAGAATGCATTAGAGATACAAGACGAGATTCTAGGATTTTTGCCCGACGAGCATATTTATGACATCGAGTTTGCGGGCAAGATTGTACGCAACTCGTCTCAAATCGCAGGCATGATCGGATTTGGAGCAGAGCCTCCGGTACGAGATAAAGACCAAGTAGCGCAGTATTTAGGCGAGGTTGCCAAATACGGCGGTAAGCAGATTATTACCGAGGTTGAGCTTTTAAAGTTACACAATCCCCGAAACGAGCAAGAGTTTAAAGCAATTGTAGACGCAATTACAGCTGACGGCGCGCAAATGGTTAAGGAGACGCGCGATGCTATTAACGTATCTAAAATGCAGGCATTAACGATGGGTCGCGTAACCTTTGACAATAACAACGTTAAAATTGACATCGACTTTTCCGAATATATTCCGGAAGAGCATAAGATTGTCTTAACAGGGGATAACACGTGGGCAAATCCGGAACATGACGTCATCGGCGATTTAATCGAGTGGAGCAATCAGTATGAGGATACGAACGGCAAAGAGGCGGACGTTATCCTTATCTCACGTAAACTACAAGCGTTATTACTTAAAAATACCGTCATTGTTAACGAGGTTGCCGGAGCTAATAGCGGACGTGGGCGCGTATCTGTTGACGAGCTTAATACTGTATTAGGCGGGTACGGATTGCCTCCAGTGCGTATTATTACTAAGACAAAAGCTAACGCAAGACCTTACGGATCTAACGAAACTAAGGTTATCGAAACTTACCCGGAAAACCGCGTTATCTTTGCGTCTAAAGGCTTAGGTACGTTTAAAATGGGACCGACGGTAGAAAACAACTACCAGCCGGGTATTGTCTTAGACGCTTACGACAAATTCGAGCCAATCCAGTCTATCTTACGAGTAGTCGCGGCGGGATTCCCGGTTATCGAAAATCCTAGCTTGTTATTATATGCGGACGTGACTGCTTAATGTCGAAAAAGTATAAGGTAAAAACGGCGGCTGTCTTTAACGGACAGCCTGTCGGCTCAATTATCGAGCTTGACGAGGCTACGGCTAAAAAGTATGAGGCGTTAAAATACCTCGAAATTATCGAGGAAGTAAAGCAGACAAAGCAGGCTAAGCCTAAAACTAAGTCCAAGCCGAAAAAGACGGCTACCGCAAAAACGAAAAAGGACGAGTAGGGAGGCGCTAACATGACGGCGCAAGAATTGGCAGATACGCTATATCAGCGCTTTAAAGGTGTTCCGGGCTTTACCAAGCAGGAGGCGGAGTCGCTCGTAATTGACGCTATGAGGACGCATGGCTATGCGCCGTCTGACAGCGTTAAGCCGGACGAGGTCAATCTCGTATTACTTTACGCCCAGTATAACGGCGCTTGGCAGATTGCTTTAAGCGTCGCACATTACTTTAAGTTTGCGGACGGCGAGGAGCAAGTCGATAAGTCGATGATTGCGGATAATTACCGGAGATTGGCCAAGGATTTGCAGAATGATTACGAATCAGAAAAGGGCAAGCTATTCGGCAATAATTTTCGGATAATGAAACGCATTGATCGTCCGTTAACAATGCCGGCTAGGAGGCGCAAACAATGGCGGAGATATTAACGTCACAGACCGATCTTGACCGCATTTTCTCGAGGATGCGACGCGAATATAACGAGTTATCGAAAAAACAGCGCGCTTACGCCATTCGAGAGATGGGGCGGGTGAGGGCGGATACCGCCGAATTGTTAGCCGAATACGCCGATAAGAACGGTGAGATAAGTAGGCGCAGGCTAAGTCGTTTATTACGAGATATGGACGAAATCGAGCGAGAATTACGTAAAAACGGCGAGCAGGCGTTATTAAACATCATCGAGGAGTCGTCGGAATGGACGTCGCGCAAGATTGCGGCTATTCCAGGCGTAGTACTGTCGGCGAGTCAATTTGACCGTATTAATCGGCACGTCGTCCGTTATGTTGTCGGAAGATTTGGCGACGATAATCTCGTGCTAAGCGACCGCATATGGGGCTTATCGGGCGAGATTAGAGACGAGCTAACAAGCGTAATTAGGACGGGCATTATACGGGGCGACGGCATTAATGCGATGATACCGCGAATTAGACAGGCATATAACACGGAAACGTGGAAAATAGAGCGACTAGCAAGAACGGAATCAGTTACGGCGCATAGGGCAGCGACAAGTTACAATGCGCAGGCGAGCGGTTTGGTTAAGTGGGTACAGTTTAACGACGGTACTTGCGGACGTAAAGACCATCACAGGCACGCTTGCTACGCATTAGCTAACGAGGATAGGTACGGCAAGGGACGCGGGGTATTTAAGCCTAATGATACGGACATATGGCTTCCTCATCCTAATTGCTCCAGTTATATAACGTACATCCTCGACGAAAGGTGGTTATAAGATGTCCAAGGGGAGTATCAGTGATGGCTACCATACCTTTGACGAACTTTATTATCATAGGATGGTTTTATTTAGTGTAATCTGCAATCAAAATAAAGAAAAAGCTTGGAAGTCTTGGCGACATGATGACGGGACGATGTACGATGATTATTTTATCGTCGGTATCGAAACAGATGAAGGGAACTATACTTACCACTACCATAAAAAATATTGGGGATGGTTTAATGTCAGAGAGTTAGATAGGGCGCCTAAATGGGACGGGCATGTCCCAGAGGACGTTACTAGGCTTCTTACCCTTAAATAAGGGGAGGTTATAAACGTGCTAAACGAATCAGACATCGAATTTATAAAGCAGTCGCGCGATGAGATTTTAACGTATAGGTCACGGCCAGTATCGTTTGTTTACGAGCAAACAGCTTATGACTCGTTAGGCACTCCGATTGGCAAATCGACAAAGACGGAAACAATTGACGCAATCGTGACGGAAATATCGTCAGCAAGCGGGGCTAATCCGGAGCGCACAAGCGAGGGCGGCATCGTCTTTGATGAGGGCGATATAAAAGTTGACGTAAACATCGAGCTTATCGAGCATATTGCGGAAGATATTAAACGCATGGAACATGACGGCAAGGCGTATATGATTACGGCGATGGATAAAAAAGGCATAGGCGAGCGCAATCGTTACGAGATAATCGGGCGTGAAATCTCGTGAGAATGAACGTAAATGTAAAAGGTCTTGACAAGGTTATGCGCGATTTTAGCGTGGCGGGTATAAAGGCGCAAGGTAATGCGGACAAAGTGACGGAAACATATACGCGCAAAATGGCTAATGATAGTGCGGATATGGCGCCGGTTAAGTCGGGAGATATGAGTGCCAATATAGCGGCAAGCCCCCACCGATTAAAGCCCGCAGTATGGGAATATGGCGGAACATTGCCGTATACCCGCCGGCAAGAATATGAGCATAAGACGAAAAAAGGATTTATCAGAAAGGCGGTATGGAAAAACCGTAACGATTACCGCGAGGC